TCTCCGACACTTCCTTGGTGAGGATGGTGAGGGCCTGGACGTTGCGCCCGTAGGTGTAGATCACGCCCGCCAGGCCGAGCAGGATGGTGACTCCGACGCCGATGGTCGCTTCGATCATGGCGTCAGGATCACCTCGAGCGACATGATGTTGAAGTTGTTCGCAAACCCGGCATCAGTGCTCCACGCCGCCCCATAGGTATCATTCGAGGACGCAGAGCTGGTTACGACCGCAGTCCCAACATGTACGCCGGTGCTAGTTGCAGACGTTACGTTTATTCCGGTTCCGCCGATTCCGGTTCCGTTGCGGGTCGCGAAGAAGGTTAGATTTCCTGCTGTTACTCCATTGGTGTTGATGTTCAACCTGACCTGAATATGTCCAGCCAGGAAATCGTTTGGGTATTCGAGGGTCCCGCAATTCGCGAACGGTCCTCCTGGGGTTAGCCAGCACGACGTTACGTTGGACGAGGACGCAAACGTGTAGGAAAAGTGCAGCTTCGTTGCTTGGATGGCGACGTTATGGGCGGCAACTCCGACGACCGTCGGCGAGCCCGCGGGACGGATAAGAACCGTCGCCTCGGGCGCCGAGTCCGGGATGGCGCCGATGGTCAGCGATGTCGGTCCGCTCGTCTCGGTGATCGCGACGTTGGTCACCGCGCAGGAGCCGGCCGACTTGCGCGCGTCTCCCGTCCACGGCCCTTCACTCTGCCCGCACGCCAGCTGCGCCTCGGCGGCGATGTTGCCGCTCACGTCCGTCTCGATGACGCTGGAGATGGGCCACGTCCCCGTCGTGACGTGATTGACGCCGCCGCCGTCGCGAAGGCCGACGTTCTGGAGCTGCCCCGTTCCGTCAAACGCCATCGTCGTCCCGATGGGGGTCTGAGCCGCTGGTGCAGCCAGCCCGGTTCCGTTTGCCCAGATAGTATGCGCGGCGATGTTCTGAAATGCGGTGGCACACGATCCCGCGCTTGTATTGATCACGCCGGTGAGCGCCGGGAGCTGCGCGCACGTCGCCGACCCGCTCAGGCTTGAGAACGCCGGCTGCGTGCACGCCGGCCCGCTCGTGCTGGTCGACGACACCCACGTGTTCGCTCCGCACGAAAACGCAGCGTCGGTGAGGAACCCGGTGGCACCGTTGTACGCCACGCCGCCCGTCACGGTGGCGGGCGCGGGCGAGCACACGCCGGCCACCGTCGAGCACGCGAAGATGCCATTGCCGACGGCGGTCCCGATGTCGATCGGCGACGTGCCCCCCGTGTAGACCACGCCCGGCCCCGTGAGCGTGTTCGCGCCGACGTTGAACGCCAGCGGCGTGACGGCGGTCAGCATGAAGAGTGCGCTCGTGTTTTCGACCTGGTCAACGCCCGGGCCGGGGTGCGTAAAACCGAGTCCATTTCCGAGCCCAATCTCCTCGATGTCGGCCGATGATGCCGTGGAGTTGCCAAGGAGAGTCGATGCTCCCTCATGCTGCATCTTCGCGTAGGTAACGGCATGGCCGGCGATGGTCGCGGACTGGGAGCCGGAGCCGGGACCGGCAAGGACGTCCGTCGTTAGCTGCGTAATGGCCGGAACGGATCCTCCGATATTGGCATAAGTAGGCTGGGAGCATTGAAGTCCGGATGCTGCGCTCGCGGATGACGCGAATTCATTGGCCGGACACGTGAAATTCACCAGCGTGCAGGTCGGATTCGGAGACGACGGAGAGCACGTCAATCCTCCCGCGCCGATCACGTTCGTTACGGTCCCGGCGTTGCAGGCAACGGTCATCGGCATGATGTTCCCCGCCGCGTCGACCTCGACGCATCGGGTCCCGATCCCCGCGAGGTTGTTAACCTGGAGCGATGCCACGTCATAGAGGGCGTTTCCCCCTCCGTCTTGCGGGGCGTCCCAGGTTTGCGGCGCCACCTGGGAATGGGCGACAACGGCGGAGACGGCGACGAGCAGGAGCGCGAGAGGGATGTACCGGAGTAACTTCACGGGACCACCGTGAAGTACGGGAAGGCCCAGGTACCCATTTGCACGCATGACGCCGGCTCGACCGGATGGACTCCGTCGATGGTGAATGCCTGGTTCTGACTGGTCGGATTGATAGTGGGCTCGATGGCGAGGAGCGGCGTACGGATGTCGATGAATGTCGCGTTATACGTGGCGCAAAGGGCTTGGAAGTTGACGTTGTCAGGTTCGAGGAAGCTTGTGTCGGTGACGCCGTTGTTCCAGGCGAGGGGTGGGCCGGCCGTCCACGCTTCCCCGTAGCACATGATTGAGACGACTCCGATTTGCGCGCTCGGAAGGCTCGCTCTCGTCGATGACAGGATCGTCGTCATGTTGGCGAGCGTGGTCGCCGTTGCCACTCGACCAGCGACGTCGTTGACGCCAATGAGAATCACAACCACGTCCGGGTTGTAGTTCGTGATGCGGCCCGGGACGTCGGCGGCGATGTCGCCAGTCACGTTGCCGTTGACTCCGGTATTACGGACGGCGCAGCCCAGGAGCCTGCCGGCGATGAAGGACGATCCCTGCTTGCCCGCGATGAATCCGGTTCCGGGGGAACCTCCGATCTTCTTCAGGCCAGCGTTGATGAGATCGAGCAACCCGCCAGGCTGATCGAACCATACCCGCGAGTCCGTGATGCTGTCGCCGGTGAACAGCAGCAGGTTACCGCTGCGGACCGTCACCGCCATGTGTCACAGCACCGTGCAGCGGTTCCGCTTGAGCACGACGACCGAGCCGTTTCCGATGTTCCCGTTCAATACCAGGCTCGTCACGTTCGCGGTGATGTTGCTGTTGCCCTGCACGAACTCAAGGAACGTTCCGCCACCCTCGGTCGTGAAGTTCTGGCCGTTCCAGGTCGCTGCCTTTCCTGGGGTTTTTCGGACATTGACCTTTGCCATGCCGACAGTTCCGGTCAGATCCGTGTCGGCCAACTGGATTCTGCTCAGAATCGAACCGGAGCCAGTACCATGCGCGGCGAAGGCGAGACCAACGTACGTGCTCGTCGAGCCGTTGAGGTCGCAGGTGATTGCGGACGGCGTAGTCGCACCGACGTAGGGGTCTAGACTAACCTCGTACTCGAAATCGGTATCCAGGTCCGTCCCGGTGATCGTTAACGACGTGGTATCGGCGCCGATGGAAATCACCAGGATGTCGGCGCGTGGGCTGAGCGCTACCGTGGGGGTGGCGGCGTTCGTCGAAGCGGTCTGCCTGCCCCTGGCATTGAGCGAGGCCAGGTCCAGGGACACTTGGGCGCCGTTCACGGGGACCGTGATCAGCATGTTCGCCGTCTCTGACCCAGACGTGTTCACCAAAAGCTGGTTCTGGAACTCCCACGTCTGAACATTGGCCCCGACGCTGTTGAGCTGATCGATCGTGAATGGAGTGCCGAACCCGGAGCCGCCGCCGCCTCCGGCCGTAGGAATAGACGTTCCCATCAGACGCTCGCCTGCTTCTGGCCCCGCGAGAGGGTCAAGGTCGGCTGCCAGGGGTTCTGAGCAGATCCGCCGTTCGTCCAAATGAGCTTCCAGTCCGGGAATCCGGAGAGCGCGAAGTCGTACGGGGTTAGCGCGACACCCGCGCCGGTGACGACGCCGCTGTTTGCGGCGACCGCCGTCCAGCTATTCAGGTTCCAGGTCGTCCCGCCGTCGGGGGACCAGTAGGACTTGAGGATGCCGGCCTGCGCGTTGTTGACTATGAACTGCGCGCGGTCGAAGCCGCAGCTTTTCCAGATCGCCCCCGACAGATGTTTCGTCGAGTCGAACAGCACGTAATCGTTCGCGTCGGCCCCCGGCGTTCCGCCGGACACCCCTATTGAAACGTCTTCAATCGGCATCGTTGTTCTCCTGCTTGTCTCTTCCTCGAATTGCTCGAATCAGCGCATCCGCCGCCAGCGGTCCGCCTCCCACGTCAGAGTCCCCGAATCTCCGCATGGCCGGGTACCCCACGCGCATCGGGAGGTAGTGGAGCGCCCGGTGTGCGATCCCAGCCCCCGAGTGCGCCCCCGAAAACAGCTTCGATGGCGAGAGCTGGAGGTTCTCCTGGGCGAGTTGGAGCCGCGGCATCGCCAGGCTCGCCCCGTAGGTCGGCTCCGGCGGCAGCCCCTTCGTTCCGGGCAGCGTCGGCGGGGCTCCGGCGCGCGCGAGGCGGTCGGCCGCGCTCCCCTCGCTCGCGGTCCCCACGCCGGCCGTGGCCGTCTCTTCACCCCCTTGTCGGATCCTGCGGGCGACCGCCCGGCGCGTGGCCTCCGAGGTCGGCGCCCCGCGGAGCTGCGAGCGGGGCATGCCGAGGAGGGCGCGCCGCTCCTCGAAGCCGCTCAGCACGTCGTGCTGTTGCGCGTTCACGCGGGCGATGGAGGGGGCCGCCTCGGCGACGCTGTCGCGCATCATGTCGGAGACCTTGCGCAGAGGGACGTCGCTGGCCTTCGCGGCGCGCTCCTGGCGCGCGAGATCGTCGGCGTAGTCGCGGAGGCGGTCCAGATCGGCCGCCGTGGCGAACGTGCCTCCTCGCGTGGGGGTCGAATTGGCGACCAGCTTCTCTCGGAGGCCCTCGAGGCGGCTGCGGGTCGAGTCCGAGAGGCCCGGATCGGCAAGGTGGCGGTCGATTTCCCGGAAGATCGGGCTCAGTGCGGCCGGGTTCTTCCCCTGGCGCGCGACCGCCTCCTGCTTCAGCTCGCCGAATCGCTGGTTGTTGGCCGTCGAGCGGGCCTGAAGGTCCGGGAGAATGTCATCCGCCGCGCGCCGCGCCGCCGCGCCGCGCGTGGCGGGCGTGGCCGTCGAGACGCCCAGCGGCGGCTCCGACGCCCCCGGGAGCTGGCGGTAGATCGGCTGGTCCTCGCGGATCACCGGCCGTCCCGGGACGGGGCCCGGTTCGAGGCCTGCCTTGTGGAGCACTCGGAGGTCCGAGCTCGCCCCCCGCGCCATCCGCGCCCCCTCGTCCGCCGCCCCGTGCGCGCCCCCGAGCGCCGCCCCGGCCACCGGCGCCACCGGGCTCGACGCGGCGTCCATCGCGGCGCGCCCGGCGGTCTCTGGGTCCTCCCCCGCGACCACGCCCTCGACGCCCCGGGTCGTCCCGGCGGTGAGCGAGCCCTTCGCCGCGCCGGCCAGCCCGCGGGCCGCCACGCGCGCTGCGGTCGGTACGGCCCCGGGCGCCTCGGTGAGGAGCTTGCGCTTCACCAGCGCGTTCGTGAGCGCGTCCACCCCCTTTCCCGCGGCCTCCGCCGTCCGCGCGACCGGCGTGCCGGGCATGACGTAGCCCACCGCGTCGGCGGTGTGCGCCAGGAGCGGGTGTTCCTGCTCGTCCTGGGCCGCCTGCTCCGGTGGCACCCCGAAGTGGGTGCGGTGGCCCGTGAGGGCGTCCAGGGCGTTGAGACCCCGGTCGTACATGCCGAAGGAGGCGGCATCGAGGGCGCGCGCGCCGAGGCGCACGGGGAGCGAGCCTCCCGCGCCGCCCTGGGGCTCCGGCTGCGGTTCCGGGACGTCCGCGCCCGGCCCTGACACCGCCGGCTCGCCGGCCGACTGGACCAGCTCGTTCAGCTTGGCCCGAATCTGGGCGTGGGTGTACTTCCCCTCGGGCTCCTGGAGGGCCTGGGATAGGCGGGCGATTTTCTCGGCGGCTTCCATCTGTTACTGCATGGCGTCGTCGAGAGAGGAGGTGTGCTTCGCCTTGTCGCGGGCCTGGACCTGGGGCGGCGCGCCAGCGGGACGCTTCCCCTGGGCGCGGTAGGGGCGAACGATGTCGCCGAGCCTGACGGCCTCCTGGCCAGGGTACATGGGCTCGGCGTCGTAGCCGAGCGCGCGGAGGGTGCCGCCCACGGCGGCGTCCACGTTGCCGCCGAAGTTCTCGTACCCGCTGCCGGGGCCGAAGCGAACGTGCGCCGACTGGGCCAGCTCCTCGGCCCGGTCCTGCTGCTCCTGGAGGGCTCGGCGGGTGGCCTCCTGCATGACGCGGAGGTCGGTGGGGCCGAGCTTGCCGGACTTGAGGTGCTCGAGCGCCGTCTCCCCCTGGGCGCCGAGGCCGGCGAGGTTCGAGAGCAGGAACTTCTGCTCGAACTCGCGGACGACACCGCCGCCCGAGAAGTAGGAGACGAGCGCCGACTGCGCGTCCCGCTGGAGGGGGCCGTTGCCCGAGTTGATGTTCTTGAGGGCCATCGAGAGGCGCGCGTAGCTCTTGCTCTGAAGCGGGATGCCGGCGGCCTTCTGCTCCCAATCGCGGAAATCCTGCTGAAACTCCTTCATGTCGCGGACGGTCCCGGCTTCCTGCTGCTCGTGGAGCTGCCCGATGTGGTAGTCCCCGCCGCGGGGGCCGGCGATCTGAGCCCGCTCGAGGGCCGCCTGGTCGCGCAGGAGACCCTCGCCGTGCTTGAACTCTTCGCCGTGCAGGCCGATCCTCTCGGCGTTGAACTGCTTGATGGCCGCACGCGGGTCGGACCCTGCCTTGATGGCCGAGTAGGCGGCCCTGGCGGCCTGCTTCCCCTGCTCGTCGAGGGTGAGGCCGTCCAGGGACGCCGCGAAGTCCTCGGCGGCCTGGTCGCGCGCCCGGTAGCGCTGCGCCGCCACGTCCACGGTCACGCCGGGATCGTTCTTGCCGAACCGGAGCGTGTAGGGGCGCTCGTTGTCGGCGATGGTGCGCTCGCGGTCGTAATCGGCCTTCTGGCCCGGAAAGTCGGCCGCGGCCTTGTCGTAGGAGGCCTTCTCGGCGCCGTACTTCTCGGCATCCATCCGGGCCTGCTGCTCTGCGAGCGCGTCGCGGGTGTCCTCCTCGCGCGACGCCTGGGCCTCCGGCGAGTACTCGCGGAAGAGGCCAGGCGCCGGGGGTTTGCCGTCGTCCGTGAATTCCGGTGGCGCCAGCGGATCCACGCCCTGTGCCGCCGGCATCGGGCGGCCCTCGGACTGGTAGAACCCCGCGCCCTCGTCTTCCGACGTCGAGGTGCGGCCGCGGCGGCGCGCGAGCACCTCCGGGGGCACCGGAGCCGGCGCCTCGGGGGCGACGGGGGCCTGCGGTGCGGGGCCGACGTCGCGAGCTGGTCCCGGGACGAGCTCGCCCCGTCCGGTTTCGGCTCCCGTGGCGGGGTCGTACGAAACGACACCGTGCATGACCGCCGCCGCGGCCTGGGGATTACCCTGGCCCATGTACTTCTGGGCCTCGAGGGTGGCCCTGGACTGGTCCGCGGCCTCCTCGCGGCGGAAGCGCAGGGTGTCCTCGAGCGCCTTGCGACCGTTGATGTCCTGCTGGGTCTTGTCGAGCGCCATCTTGGCGTCGACCTCCCGCTGCTTCTGGCGGCGGTTCAGGACGTCGGTCAGGGCGTCGCCGAGGGAAGAAAGACCCGTGCTGAAGTCGAGGGCCGACTTCTGCGGGCCGTATGCGGAGGGGTCGAAGTAGGCCATCAGGTCATTTCCCCCCCGACCCGCCCGACACCTTCGCGGCGATCCCGCCAGCCTGTAGGATGTCGTTCGTGAGTGCCTGTGCCGTCGCGGCGTCAACCCCCGAGGCCGCGAGCTGAGCTTCGATGGAGGCCATGCCGGTAGTCAGCTGGCCGCTCTCCGCCATCTGGTAGAAGTTGTCGACCAGGTTGGCCTGGTCGTTCGACAGGTTCATGTTCGCCGTCACGCCGCCGCTAACCCGGTTGTTCGTCTCGGTCTCGGCCCCGTTCGCCGCGTTCATGGTGGATGTGTAGGCACCCTCGTTCGCGCTGTCGGCCTGGTTCGCCAGGTTCGTCAGGCCGAGAGCCTGCTGGCCGCGCAGATCCGCGTCCGCCGAACCGATGGCCGCGAGCGCGCCGCCGCCGTTCCATTCGCCGCGCGCCCACTCCTGGTTATTGATGGCCTCGTTCGTCTTGTTGATCGCGTCGTCGTAGAACGGGTTTGAGCCCGCGTCACCCTCGTTGAAGAGGGCTTGGCTGTTCGTGCCGCCCATGAGGTCGTTGCCGTGGGCCGCGAATTCCGTCTCTCCGTAGCCAGGCCCCTGAAGGGGCGGCGTGCTTCCGGGCGTCTGTCCGACCGTCGTGTTTGGAAGGGTGGGATTGACGGCGGGGTTGTTCGCCGCGGCAATTCCCGCCGCATTGGCCGCGGCGCCCGCGGCGCTCCCCGCGGATGCCTGCTGAGCGGGCGTCCCGTACTTCGCCGTGTAGTCGGCATAGGACATCCCCGAGTCGCCGTAGTTGTTGGCGGGGTTGTACTGGCTCGGGGTGCCGTTTGGGTTCGTGTAGAACGGACCGGCGCCCTGCGTCTGGGTGTTCGGCGCCGCGGCGCCCGTGTAGAACGGATTGGAGGCGGTCATCGCGTTGGCGCCGGGGCGACGGGGTATTGGGCGGGGCCTCCGGTCATCGAGCCGGGAGCGCCGTAGGCGCCGTTGATCGCCTCCCGGGCGGGCTGATAGAAGTTGTTGGCGCGCGCGAGCCCGGTCATCGACTCACCATAGAGATTCTTGCCGAGCGCGGATGCGGCGGCAGACGCCTGGAGGTCGCCCTGTTTCTGCTCGTTGATGGCGCCCTTGTACTTTTCGTAGACGTCGTAAGCGGCAGGCCCAACGCCAGGGACGAGATCGGCCGCGGCGTGCCCGTAGTTCCCCTTCGTCGCCTCGACGACGGATCCAACGATCGGAACGTAATCGTACCATGACAAAGCGTCACATCTCCCCGGGCTCGAAGGTTTCGATCGCCCGCACGAAGGTCAAAGGAACGGAATCGCTCATCCTTAGCCTGTATTGTCGCATACGGTAGATTCCCAATGAGCGAATTTCGACGACGGGGGCTTGGTCGCTCGGGTCGCCGAGCGAGAGACTCTCGGGTCCCTGCCAGGCGCCGGGGCCGTCGCGCCAAAAAAGTTGGCATTGGGGTCCGGGCGCCACGCCCGATCCGACGCCGCGGCGGAAGTAGAACCGGGTCGAGATGTGCTGCTTCCACACGTCGGTCCCGAAGTCGTTGAAGCCGGAGACCGCCTCCGCGACGATCGGCTGGCCCATGTCGGTGACGGCGTTGACGTCCATCTTCGCGACGGTCCCGTCGCCGAGGCCGATGAGGTGAAGGTCTTGCTCGGGCCAGTGGTAGTGGGACTTCGCCATCCAGCCCGCGAAGTTCCCTCCCGCGAAGCCCGCCCACTCCTGCCACTGCTTGGCCGTCGTGTCATAGACGAACGTGCGGCCCTCCGTCGGGAAGTGGAAGCCGAGGAGGTCCCACGAGCCGATGGCCATGCGGAAGCCCCAGCAATCGGAGACCGTCGTGAGCTGCTTGAGGCTGTCGGTGATGGCGGGGTCGGAGATGGGCGTGTACTGGCGGCCGTCGGAGAGCTGGATCCTCTTGAGGTTGTCGAGAAAGGCGAAGGTCTCGTCGTTCTGGGCGACGGAGTAGGGGGCGCCGGAGCCCTGGGTCCAGGTGCGGACGGGGAGGAAGATCTCCGTGGGGTCGGGGTCGAGCGTCTGGACGGTGCGCGTGCCGATGCCGATGATCTCGCCGGTGTTCGAGTAGAGCGCCGTCAGCGGGTCGGGGTCGCTGGATAGCTCGAGGAAGTTCGGCACCGTGAAGCCCGACCACGTCTCGTTGCCGATGTCCCCGACGTCGGACCACATGATCTGCCCCGAGAGGCCGAGGGGATTCACCACGAGCCGCTGCGAGATGGCGACGACGTGCGAGGCGGCCGGAGGGTTGCCCCCGAGGCGCGCACTCAGCCCGGCCCCCGGTCCCTCCCACTTCTGGATCAGGCCCGCGCCCGCGATGACGACGCGCGTGCGCGCGGCGTAGAAGACCGGGCGTCCGCCGCCGTCGAGCTGCGTGTCGGCGGTGCCGTCCGAGATGTCGATGCCGTAGCCCGGCGAGAGCTGCGCGTGCAGGCGCCGATCGCTGGAGACGTAGACGACGTATCCGTTCCACGCCTGAATGCCGTCGATGGACGTCGAAGCGTCGAGCGATGGAGTCGGTCCGAAGTCGGACCACGCCGAGATGCCGGGCCGCAGGTGCATGGCGCCCGTGATGTCGACGAGCATATTGACGGTCCGAGGGATGGATCCCCCGAGCGGGTCACTCGACGACTTCTGCCCCGAGGCAAAGTCTATGGGTTCCCGCGTTTCTGCCATTACGTAACGGTATCGGCCCGGCCGATCTCCCTGAACGCGGCGCCGTCCCACCGGCACATGACGCCGATCGTGTGACCGTCGGTGGTCGGAATCGCGTTGAACTTGTAGATCGCATTGAGCGACCACGTAACCGCACCACCTGATGCGTTCACGAACGTGAACGTGTAGACCCTACCGTCGTCAACGTTCGCGGGAACGATCGCAGGCGCGGCGACGGTCACGGTCCCGGCGCCGCCGCTGGCGGCGGTCAGCTTGATTCCGTCCGACAGGACGACTACCGGGGTCTGCGTCGCCCCGACCGCGGAGCTTGTCGCCGTCGTGGGGATCGAGTTTCCTCGCTGAACGATGTACGGAGCCGTTCCCAGGGCGGTCAGCGTCAACGGGGTCGTTGTCCTCTGCCCGAAGTCGGGGCTGTCGACGATGACGATCTCCTGCTCGTCGACTCCGCTGGTGTTGAATCGAATGCCGTTCGTGGCATTGGCGCCGCACTTGCTGATGAACACGTTGCTGGTCGCACCCGTGATGTCGACGCAATACCCCGACCCCGCGGCCAACAGCGCCTTGTCCAGCCAGGCCCCGTTGACGCCGGAGACGACAGCGGCGCTCGTGCTTCCCGTTACCGTCGATGAGTCAACCCGCACCAGGGAGCAATCGCCCGACGTGGTCAGCCCAAATGCGAACTGGACGTTGTCGCAGAGGATCGACTCGTAGGCGTAAAAATCAGTCACGCCCGTCAGCTTGAGGGCGCTTCCCGTGCTGGTCCCGGTGTGCGTAATCGTCAGGCCGCCGAGACTGCACTCGGTTGCGCCCGAGAACTGAACGCCGTCCTGCGCGCCGTTCGTACATTGAATCTGCGCGCAGCTACGTCCAGCGCCGAGCAGACGTACCCCCGTTGTCGAGGGCACGAGCAGTGCCGACGAGGTTTTGTAGATTCCGGGCGGAAAATAGACGACCCCGCCGCCCAGCTTCACCGCTTCGGTGATCGCCTGCTGGCACGCCGACGTGTCGTCGTTTTTCCCGTTCCCCAGCGCCCCGAAGTCCTTGACCGATACGTGGGTCTCTCGGAGCACGTCGGCGATGAGCCGCGGCGTTGCACCCTTGCTCTCCTTGTACTGTCCGTCGGTCCCGCCCACCGACGCCGCGAGCCGCGACAGCACCGTGTCGAGGTCCGTGAGCCCGCCGGCCCCCTGGGAGACGGCCTCCGTGACGGGGTCAACGATGGCGCCCGTGTAGCCGGCGTTCTCGACCTCGACGGAGCTGGCGGTGGTGCCGTTGAAGCCGAGGAGGCTGTTCACGGTCGCCCCGCTGGCGTCGGTGATGAGCACGTCCACCTTGCCGCCGACCCAAATGTTGGCGCGGCCGGCGGCGTCGAGCGGAATCCCGCCGCCGACGGTGGTCCACTGCTCCGTGAGCGCGTCGTCCTTGTACCCGGGAACGATCGTGGTCGTCCCCGGCGCGTACAGGAAGACGTAGCCCGAGGCGTTCGGCGTCCCGTCGGACTTCCTGCAGCCGGCGACGGCGAGGCTCGTAATCAGGTTGGACATGACAAACCCCCGGCGAGTGATGGTCGGCATCCCTCAACCGTAATAAGCTCTGCCATGGCGGTCAAGACCAGCTCCCCCAGGGGTCCATCGGGAGCATGAAATTGAGGTCGCAGCGCTCCGACTCCTGACCCATGACGACGGCCTCCTGCGCGTCCGCCTCGGCCTTCAGCTCGGCGCGCTTCTGGCCCGGGATGTTGAGCGGGAAGGAGAGCCAGTAGGCGAGCCTCCATTCGAGCGCGGCCATCCACCGCTGCGTGAGACCGCTCCCCTGGGAGCCGTCGGACATGTCGGGGAGGAGCTGGAGGCCGCGGTAGTTCCAGGTGTAGGCCTTGTCGGGCACCGACCAGAAGAAGGCGGTCAGCGTGGAGAGCTTCTGGACGTAGACCCGGGTTGGGATCGCCGACACGCTCTTGTCGGAGATGATCCGGTAGTCGCCGTACGTCATCCGCTCGACGTAGGTCTCTGTCGTCGAGCCGTCGGGCTGCAAGATCGTGGTGGGCTCGTTCTCGACGTCGATGAAGTTCGTCGGGAGCGCATAGCTCGCCACGCCGGGCGTGAGAGTGAGGGTCGACGGGATCATCTGCGTCAGGGTGACGCCGCGGGCCTGGAGCGCCTTGAGGATGGTCGACAGGGTGTCCCGCCCGTCCTGGAGGTGCTCCGGGTTCGGGGCGCGGCCGAGGCCGAGCACCCCGCACTTTTGCAGGGCGCTCTTGACCATCTGGTCGGCGGTCGGGTTGAAGTTGTAGGTGGTGGTCATCAGAAGAGGGCCACGCGGGGGTAGATGCCGGGGGGCTGGCGCCAGATCATGCCGGCCTTGGCCGCCAGTGCGACGTCAGAGGCCCGGGTTCCCGGCTGGAGAGAGAGCCCGGAGAGCCCCTGGGGGCCGAGGTAGCGCAGGCTCACGTTGGCCGTGGAGACGCGCTGGGGCTGCGCCAGGGTGTCCTTCGACGCCCGGAGGCCCGGAAGCCCTGGCTGGCTCAGCATCGGCGACAGGAGGCCCTCCGAGGCCCACGAATAGGCCGCCCCGGCGGCCTCGGTGAACGGTGCGGACGCCTGGAGGGTGTTGGCGGGCGCCAGGGATGGGTTGTAGGTGCCCGCGTTGCCGAGGATGGTCACCGACTCGGGCTGGTTCGGCACGGCGTTGGCCGGGTTGGGCGTGAAGGACGCCAGCCACGCCAGGATGCCCATGACCTGGGCGTTCAGGCCCGACGCCTGATAGACGCCGAGAGTCGCCAGGGCGATGGAATCGCTGGCGATGGTCGAAGAGAACGTCCACGCCGCGGCGCCGCCGGCGCCGTGCAGGGCGGCCCCGTAGGAGGCCTGCGGCTTAGCGGGCGAGAGGCCCGTGACGAGCGCGCCGCCGGCCGTCGCGTCCTTGGCTCCCGCGGCGGCGAAGGCGCCGATCTCGGCGATCATCTGCGACAGGGGAGCCGCGGTGGGGGCGGTGAAGAATGCGGTGGCCGTGCCGTCCCCATAGACCTCAGATGGACTCCGCACGGCCGCCAAAAGACCCAGGAACCAGAGCGCCGCGACGTCGGCGATGAGGTAGTTCGCGAAAAACAGCCCCGTCGAGTCCAGTACGCCCGAGGCGAGCCCTCCGATGTGGTACGGGGAGCCTCCCGACGGGTAGACCGTCCACTGCGACGCCTGGAGGTCTCCGCACTGGACGTGCCGCAGGAATGTCGCGACCCGGTCAGCCGCCAGGAGGAGAGTCGAGTCACCGAGCGCAGCCGCGCCCTTGACGAAGGCCACCCCGGCTGCGATGGCGGTCCCCGTGAGGTAAAAGCCGCTGGTCAGGATGCCGCCGTAGCGCGGATCGGTTGCGCTTCCGGCGGGAGAGACGCCAGTAGGCGACCCATATTGCTGGGTCAGGAGGTAGTTCAGGCACGCGCGGAGGGTCAGCTTCGCCTGGGCGATCCAGATCGGCGGCCGGAGCTCCTGGCTCACGATGTCGGCCATGTAGATGGCCGCCCACGCCGCCGCGAGCGCCACCGGCGGCCCGTCCTGGACCTGGGACGGCGCCACGGAGGCGATGAAGTTGAACGTGGCCGCCTCGGGGAGCTGGTAGGTCGGCGTCTGGATGATGCCCTTGGCCCACTTGTTCGGGCGGACCTTGAGCGGCCGCGCGCGCGCGTTGAAGCGGCTGATCTGCATCGCCGTCAAGCCCGGCGAGTCGTCAGGGCACGCCCACCGCAGCTCTCCGATCGGCCTCAGGTCCGAGAAGTGAAACCTGTGGCCGCACACGTCGCAGCACCGCAGATAATCATGCTTTTTATAGCCAGTATCAGTCGCCATCCAGGACCATCCAGTCCATGATGTCTCCATGGCCACAGTGAAGCCGATTCCAGTCGAAGTTCTGCAACGGATCGACATCGCCGATCTCGTCGCCATGGGCGTGAGGAGGGGCGATTGCCTCGAATGGTCTGGCTCGCGTCTCGTGAGCGGGTACGGGCGCCTCAAGGTCTGCGGCCGTGCATACAAAGTTCACCGTCTCGCGTGGGCACTCGTCCACGGCGACACTGACGCGCTCGTCCTCCATCATTGCGACAACCGTCCTTGCTTCCGCATCGACCATCTCTTTGACGGATCGCCAAATGACAACGTCCATGACATGGTCACGAAGGGAAGGAACAAGACCGGCTGGTACGATCGGCGCGGGGCGAACAACCCGAATACCAAATTCACCGAAGGGGACGTCCTGGCAATTCGTGCGAGGCTTGCCGCCGGGGAAACCAGAGGCTCCATAGCGAGACATCTCGGGGTCGTCGTAACGTCGATTTCCAACATCGCGAACGGCGTAACCTGGGCTCATCTCGTGTCGAATCATTAGGGAGTCCAGTCGCATCTGGAATCGCCCGTGGCCGAGATTACGTTCACGGTCCCGGTCGAGCCCGTGGGCAGGAGGATGTGGGAGCCGTTGAGCTGGTAGATGCGCTTCCACCGCATGCGGGTGGCGGCGGCGGTGCCCTTGATGGCGTAGTCCGACCAGCCGAACGAGCCGCCGTCGAGCGTCACCATGTCCATGGAGATGTCCGCGGTGGCGTTGATGATCTCGATGCCCACGGCCGCCCCGGCCCCGACCGAGGTGAAGCGCGAGTTACGAAGGGTCGCCTGCGCGGCCCCGGTGACGAACGAGAGGGCGCGGTTCGTGTCGCTCGAGCCGCAGTCGAACTGCAAGGCGTTGAGCTGGACAGAGGCGCCCCCGACGCGCACGCGCGCGGTGGGGACCGAGGTCGAGGCCGGGAAGTAGAGGTTGTCGAGCAGGATGGAGGCGCCCGTGATGTCGAACATTGCGATCCCGGCCGAGCAGGTGAAGCGCGGCACCGAGGCGCCCGTCCCTTCCCCGACCAGCGAGAGCCCGGCGTGCGCCAGGACGACGGACGTCCCGATGATCTCGCTGTGGCCGGCGAGGTAGACGATCGTGTCGCCCGCCGCGGCGTTCGTGTTCGCCTGCGCCGACGTGAGGAGGGGCTTGGCCCGCTCCGTGCCGGCGTTGGCGTCCGAGGCGCCCGCCACGGTATTCCCCACGTACCAGTAGTTGCCCGACTGGTACGTGGGCGAGAGAACCGCGAGGTCGGCCCCCGCCGAGCCCCCGGCCCCGTTCTTGTAGGACCGGATGCTCGACAAGGGTCCCTCCTGGTGGTTCGGTTAGCCGGAGGCCGGGGTGATGGCGATGGCGTCCTTGCCGAGGACACCGCCGAAGCATTGGGCCATGACGATGTTGCCGGGGGTGCCGATGGCTGTCGCGCCGCCCGTCGCGGCGGTGATGCCGGCCAGGACGTACGAGAAGAACCCCGTCGCCCCGGCGAACCCGACGACCGCCGCCGTGGAGCTCGTGATGGAGTTGAGGAAGACGCAGTCGTCCATCGTCCAGTTGGTGGCCGCTGCCGCCGCCTGGATGACGCCCTGTCCGGTCCCCGAGGTCCCCGCGATGAACGTCGACCGCTTGCACGAGAAGCTGTCGATGGCGTTGGTCAGCAAGATCGGCTTCGAGGCGCCCGCCGCGTTTCCGACGCCGTAGCAGGAGTCGAACCCCGAGCGATCCGCCCCGGTCACGAAGTTGAAGCCGTTCGTGCAGGTGACGGTGCTGGAGGTCGAGAAGATGACCTTCAGGCGCTCGAAGCGCGTGGCCGCGGAGATGGTGCAGGCCTCGGCGACGTTCGTGGCCGCGGTGACGGCGAAGTTGAAGACGCCGCCGATCACCCGGACGCCCTTGGCGTTGAACGCGATGTTCGAACCCGCGGCCGTCCAGTTGAAGTTCGGCATGTCGCTGTCGTCGTTGCCGAGACTGATGACCGTGACGCCCGCGACCACCGGCCAGCCGGTGGTCGCGATCGCCTCGACGTGACCAGGGAGGACGATGATGCGGTCCCCCCGATTGGCGCGGCACCTTCCGAAGGCGGCCGCGACCGTCAGGTCGCTCGCGTCCTGGAGGCTCGCCGTGACGTTGGAGAGCGAGGCGATGCCGTTGCCGTTCGCGTCCTGGTAGACGTAGCGGACGTTCCCGCCGGTCGGCAGGTCCAAGGCGCCGATCGACGGGATGACGATCGGGCCATTGAGGTTGATGTCCTGGATGGGCATGGCCGCTCCTTACGCCTGGACCCCGATGAAGTAGCGCCAGTTCGAGACGCCCTTCGTCCACCGGGCGCTCCCGGTGTGCATGATCGTCTCGTTCTCCTGCATGTTGCCGACCTTGAACCGGGGCTTGCGGCGCCAGATGAACATCGCCCCGCGGGGGACGTCCGTGATGCCGAAGTAGTTGGTGGTCGAGGACATGAAGGGGACCGACTGCGGATCGCTCGACAGCTCGCCCTTGAGCGCGTTGATGGCGTTGTTGGCGGTGTCGTCCTTCTGCTCGGACTTCAAGATCTCCTTGAACCGCCACTTCTGGTTCGTCGGGCACACGATCTTGAGCAGCTTGATCGACCGCACCCGGCCGTTCGTCCCCGGCATCTTCTCCGCCGTGATGAGCAACGACTGGATCGCCACGTTCGACGGCGACACCGACGGAGAGAGGATGTTCGACACCGTGGCTCCGCCGCGGATCAGGTGCGAGGCCGAGCAGACGGCCACGTTGTCGCCCGCGAGCCCGGAGTCCGTGGTGCCCGCGAAGCCGTCGTTCAGGATGCCCACCGCGTCGTAGTCCTGCGTGAGGCGGCAGGTGTTCTGGAGCATCCGGACGGCGTCTGTGATCTCGGGGTACTGCGAGTCCTCGAGCAACTCCTCCGGGATGATGAGGCGCTTCGAGAACTTCTTTGGCTCGTAGCGCTTCGTGATCCCCTGGCTGTAGTCGTCGAGGTCCATGTCGGCGCCCTCGTCCGTCTCGTTCCAGAGATCGGGCTCGACGAGCTCAACGTCGTCGAAGTATTTCTTCTCCGTCGACTTCTCCTGGAGGTAGCGCTTCCAGACGGGCTCGCTCTTGACCTCCTCGTCTCTCCAGACCGCACCGAGGATCTTGTGATAGACGCTCGGGAAGTTTCCGGAGTAGATCGACGCCAGGACGCCGCTCGGCGTGGCGACGGCCCCCAGGAAGGCGTAGGCGCGCGGGAAGTTCCGCCGCAGGAAGCCGGCGACGGCGCGGACGGGCCGGGAGCCGCCGAAGTAGGCGAGCCACCCGCAGAACAGAGCCAGCACGAACAGTTGGAGGAAGGTCATGGTCAGATCCCCGCGTTCGAGAAGAAGGGGTGGAAGCCGTCGTTGATCATGCAGACCACCTGCTGAAACTGCGACGTCAGGTCGTTGGCCGTCATGCGGAGCATCTCCAGGATGCGCATCTGCGCGTCCCCGGCGACGTAGGTGCCGTCGAGCTTGTGACCCGAGCGGCCGTAGGTCGTGTCCCCCGCGTCGGTGGCCACGTTCATGTTCGCGCCGACGCCCGCATAGTTCAGGGCCGCCGTGGTCGCCACCTTCACCGAGGCGATGTACTCGATGGAGGGGTCGTCCCAGACGTACACGTAGGTCGCCTGATAGCTCCCCCGCGAGGTCGGCGAGTAGGTCGTGTTCGCCGGGACGTACTGGCCGTACTGGCGGGCCGGCGTCCCGGACCAGTAGGAGACGTGGGCGATGGCGCCGAGGATCGTGCCCGATCCGGCGGCGATCGCCTTCACGGTGCCGGTGGTGTCGAGCGTGACCAGATCGCCGGGAAAGAGCGCCGTCGCGTAGCCGCTCGGCACCTCGTAGCGCCGCGGCTTGGCGACGCACGCGATCCCGCGCCGGGGGTGAAATCCGCCTCTGACGATGTTCGACATGGCTCAGGCTCCCATCTCTTCTTGTTCGGCTTCGATCTGCGCCCGCATCTGCGCGCGGTCGCCGTGAGAGAAGTCCGTGTCGCGCTGGCGGCGCCGGAACATCCGCTCGTTCGTCTTCACCTGGCGCGAGCGCTCGAAGCGGTTGCGCTTCTGCCAGAGCGCCTTGTCGCAGGACACCAGCACGAGATCCCGCTTCGCGATCGGCTCGCCGATCGGAATCTCCGAGGACATCGCCGGCCGCACGCCGTCCTTCTCCGCGTACTCGACGCGGTAGGGAACGACGCCGCCCTTGTAGAGCCCGATGTCGTCGGGCGTGTTCCGCGCCCAATGGTAGTGACGGTCCGATTCCTCCTCGCGGAGGCCGAACTCGTTTTGCGGATCGCCGTCGACATCCGAAAAGTCCTCGTCCGGGTCGAACCGGCTCAGGAACTTGACGCCCAGCACCTCCTCGGCGTCCGACTTGCGCACGCGCCTCCGTGCGGGCGGCTTCTTCGGTGCTTCGACTGCGGGTTGCTGGTCCTTGGCCATTCGGGCGGCTCCTGAGAGAGACTCAAACCGAGCTTCGCGACTTGCGTCAGCTCGTATTCGGTTTTCTCAGCCACCCTGCTTTCGCCAGGCCGCTTCAGTCGCCAGCCGTTCAGTCCCGAGGGACCAGGCCGCTATGCGATTGATCTAAGTCTGCAACACAATGCCCTGGCGGGCGTCAAGAATTATTTTCAGCCCTCCGGAAGCGTGGACCGCAGGGCCGCCCGCAGGGCAGATGCGGAGAGGCCGGAGGCCGCCGCCAGCGCGCGCGGGACCTCTACCTCGGTCTCCGCCGGCCGCTCGCCGCGGACCGGGCCGGAGCCGGCGGCCGGACCCTGGTAGATGGCCCGGGTGCGCTGCGACGGCGCGGCGGGCGCCCGGAGGCCGTACTCGGCGCCGAACCTCGCCACGGTGGCCATGAGCGCCTCGCGATCGGTCTCGATGGTGTCCGGGCGCCCCTCGAACTGAATCAGATAGGCCCGATGGGCGCCGGCCTTTCGCGCCAGATCGGCGTAGCGGGCGTCGCGGGTCCAAGGGAACTCCGCCTCGATGAAGGGGATGCGGTTGTCGTAGGGATTGGGGCGTCCCTGAGGCTGCTGCTGGGCGTTCTTCTGGGCCACCCGCATCGCCACGCGCTCGGCGATGAGCTCGTTCTTCTTCTCGACCAGCTCGTTGTAGCGGTCGTACCCGTACTTCGGATCGCCCTCGATGAGCTTCAGCTCGGCGTTGATCTGCTTGTTGAGATCGCCGATAGGCCCCGCGTAGGGGTCGGCGGGGGGCTGCGCGCCGGCTGGCTGTCTCGCCTGGGCGAGGTCGCGGCGAAGCTGCGCCACCTCCTCGCGATGGGAATCCTCGATCCGGCGGAAGCGAGCGTCGAGCTCCGCCCGGAGGCCGCCCTCCTGGCGCTCGCGATTCTGGCGGCCGCGCTCCTGCTTGCGGGCCTTCCACTTCCCGGTGGCCGGATCGCGCTCGCGCGGGGTCTGGGCCTGCTCCTCCGCGCCGCCGTCGTCGGCCGCGGCGCGCTCGGTTTCTGCGCCCTCCGTCTCGTCGTCTTCCTCCGAGGTGTCGATCGCGATGGTCGGCTCGACGGGCTCGTCCAGTTCCAGCTTCTCTCCAGCGTTCTTCGCCATGGTGTCTCCTTATTTGATCTCGTCGGCGAGACGCCGCGCCGTCTCGGCTTCGTGTGGGTTCGTGGTGGACGCGGCCAGCGCCCGAAGCTTCTGGACCTTCCGGCTGCCCAGCATCTTCCGCGTCAGGCAGTAGCGGCCGGTCTTGTCGTCGAGCTGGTAGGCGGCCCGCCCGTTCGCCAGATCGGCGGCGAGATCATCGGAGCCGAGGATGTCCCGGTCCTTGAGGACGCAAAATTCGTCGGCGCGCTCCGCGGAGACGGTCTTGTCCTTCAGCTCCCAGCCCGAGAACCTTGCCCAGATGACGATGTCTCCCAGCTCGATTCCGTTCGAGAAGAGGACGTCCCGCGCGCGCGGGCCGACCGCCATCAGGATGCCCTTGATGTGCGGCGAGGCGTGCTCGGAGGGGATCACGATTCCCCCCCTGGACATTTCGAGCGGCGGCAGGCGCCAGCACACGACGTTGTTGTCCATGGGGGCGAAGGTCGGAGGGTCGACTCCGATCTCCTTGCAGCGCGCCTCCAGCTTCTTCGTCTCGTACCAGACCGGGCGATGATAGAGCCGCTCCATCGCCGACAACTTCGTGATCGCCTTGCTCATTCGGACTCCTTGAAATAGGTGAGGACATCTTCCAGGGTCGCAACCCTGGCCTCCGCCTCGACGATCTTGGGCAGATCAGCCAGGCGCGCCATTTGCCTCAACCGGGACATTCCCTCCTGGCGCTTGCGTTCCAGGACCTCCCGCAGCCGTTGCGCCAGGGGGTCCTGGAGCCACTCTTCCAAGTCCGACTTGCTTAGCCAGCTCATGAATCGGGATGCCCGTCCTTTCCTGTTCGGCCTGGAGCTGCAAGTAGAACTGCGCGACGTGCGCGCGTTCGTGCCGATCGAGCAGTTGCTTGCCGGTGGACGACATGTGCTCGTGCAGCGGCGACTGCTTCAGCTCGTTGATCCTGTGGAGGTGCGCGACGTGGTTGTCGTCGGGGAGAACAGGGTGGTCCTTCTCGTTGAAGAACCCGGCGTTCTCCGTGTCCTGTGACTGCGGCGTCGGCGGCGGGGGAGGTTGCGGGGGCTGCGGGGGCGGCCCCATCTTCGCCAGGTAGTCGAAGCCGTCGGAGACCTCGAAGTACTTTCGCATCGCGAAGTCGACGAGCTGGACGTTCTCCTGGAGCGGAGAGGTGAGGATCATCTGGAGCGCGTCCTTGGCGTCCGAGATGCGCTCCGGCTTCGAGGTCACCCGCGCGTCGGCGGTGAACTCGAGATGGACGTCCTCGACGTAGTCGGCGCGGAAGACCTGGATGTTTTCGATCTGGGGCTTTCCCATCAGATCGGGAACCAGGCTCACGAACGGGAAGTACTCCGACTCATCGAGGTAGATCGAATTGGCGTGGGCGATGAGCTTCAGTTCGTACTTGAGCGGGTCGAGGAACAGCCGGGTCATGACCGAGATCAGGGACATCGCGTTGGCGTTCCTGATCGCGGTCCCCTTCGCCGTTTCGTTCGACGATCCCTTCTCGCCCGAGAGGATATCGGCGCTGGCGGCGATCTCGGAGTTTTCCTCCAGTTTCGCCACCACGTTCATCAGCCCCTCCGACGGCGGGTGGAACTCGATCAGCTTGATCGCCTTGTCGAGGAACTCGGGCTCGAGGTCCGTCTCCATGATCTTGCCGTGGTTGACCTGGATGTCCCCGCGCTTCTCTTTCGTCCCCCGGGCCATGAAGCCCGTGATGAGGTTCTGGAACTTCGCAGTCAGCGTGTACTCGCCGGCCAGCGCGTTCGCCAGCTCGTTTGATCCCTCGAGCAAGTACCCCACGCCGAGCCGGTAGAATCCCTCGGGGTTCGGGAAGAGACCGAAGTGGATGATCCGATAGACGGTCTGCATCCGCACCGGCCGCGGCTTCTTCGGGGCAGGTGGCGTAGGAGCGGGAATCGGCGCCCCGCTCTCGTCGAGTTGCTGAGGCGCCTGCGCGGCGGTCTGCTGGATGTTCTGGACGGCCTGCTGGTAGGCGGCGGTCTCCTGGTTGAACCGCTCCTGATCGACGGCGTCGGGCTCTTCGCGAATCGTGATCGCCAGCGGCTTCTTGGTCTTCTTGTCGACCGTGATGATGACCGGCTTCGTCTCTCCGTCGAGACCGTCGATTCCGATCCCCTTCGGGAAGGCCAGGAACGTGTGCTGCTCGTAAATCTCGCGCTTCGCGTACTTCGACTTCGTCTTCGGCGGCTCGACACCCCCGACCTTGTCGGCGGCCTCGCGCACCGGGCTGTCGTCCTCCTCGGTCGTCGGGAGGCTGTCGCCGTCGGTCGTGCTCCCGCTCTCGGTGTCGTCGGGCGCGTCGGGATCTTTGAGGTCCGGGAAGATGGCGTCGATGTTCGAGAAGAACCCCGCCGCGGCGTACTTTTCGATCTCCCAGCGGGCCATGCGCCGCACGCGCGTCACGCGCTCGACGTTCTTCATCTGCGGCGACTGATCGGTCTCCGTGTAGGAGATGATGATGTCGTCCATCGGCAGATCGTCGATGACGTGCGTGTGGGCGATCGGGTCCCAGCGGTACGCGCGGAAGCGCGATCCGGCCAGGAGCCAGCCCAGGATCGTGAATAGAATCCCCGTCGACCACTCCGGCATCCGGTGGCGGAGCTGCCAGTTCATGTGCTTCTCGACGCGCTCGGCGCGCGCGAGGTCAGCGGGTCCCAGCGCCGAGCCCTTCACGATGTCGCCCTTGGCCGGGACCACCTGGTCGTAGATCCGTGCCCAGAGGTGCAGGATGGCCTTGCACATGATGGCGATGTGCGGCGCCTTCGCCCCCTGCGCCGGGTAGCCGAAATCCTTCACCACGCCCGCGAACAACTTGAGCTGGTTCGCGTAGCGCTTCATGAAGTCCGCGCGGCTCTCGTTGTCCTCGATCGCCGCCGAGACGGCGCGGGCCGAGACCTTCTTCACCCACTCCGGCTTGGCCTTGACGAGCGCGGGGAGGATGTTGATCGCCTCGATGACGTTGTCGGCGGGATCGTTGGCAGGCGCCTCGGGCGCGGGCTCCCCCGTCTCGTTGTCGGGCTGGTCCTCGGGCGTCTCGTCGACCAGATCCATCACCAGCCCCCCGGCGGCTCCATAAGGCGCCCGTCGGTGCCCGAGCGGCGGTACTTGCTCATGTCGATGACACGGTCATCATCGTCGTCGTCTGTCAATGCCTCAGTCCGGCGCAGGGTCCGGTACATGCAGGCGTACCGAGTGTCGTCGAACGCATGGTCCTCCCCCTTGGTGTCCACGTCGTCGGGGTCGTTCTTGTCGGCCTGCAAGACGGGGATCGTTTCGATCGGAGCCTTGCACCGCTCCATCCACCGGATACCCGCAACGTCGTCCTCGCCCGGGTGCAGGGGCTTGTAGCGCGCGTTCATCCGGCGCAGCATCTCGGCGGTGCCGTTGAAGCGGTCCTTCTTCGACCGGACCCAGCGGACGCCGCAGGACGCCATCACCTTGGAGTAGCTGGGGCCGCCGGCCAGGTTACGGGAGAAGGCGTCCTCGTCGATGGGGCCGGAGAGGCGAGAGACGTTCGCCTCCTCGTCCCACCAGCCGTAGTGAATCTCCACTTCGCGGATTCGGCCGGCCAGCATCGCGGCGTCGTGTCCCTTGACGTAGAGGTTGTGGATCGCGGTGAAGGCGCCGTTGCGATCGACGTACCACCAGGTCACCGAGGAAGGAGCCGAGAGGCCGGGGTCACAGGACCGGAAGACGTGAGCATTCCTCGGAACCTCGTGGTTCGGGACGACGTGGTAGCGTGGGTCCCAGCTCTCGGCGAAGAAGGCGCCGGGGTTGATGTACCAGTCGCCGTCGAGAATCGCCCGCCGCACCTCGGGCCGTTTGGTCAGGAGCGACGCCTCGTAGGTTCCGGCCTCCATGAGGACGGGGTTGTCCTTGAGGCGCGCGGGAATAAACGTGGTCTCGTACGGGATCTTCCTGCCGTCCCGGAGCTTCATCATCCGGCGGTAGATGATCTCGGGCTCCTTCCCTTCGACGAAGCGCTTGCGCACCCAGAGGAGGCCGGGGCCGTCGGGGTTCGAGCCGGAGCAGATCTGAAGCATCCCCTGGAGCACCGGATCTGTCGTGCGGAGGCGGGTGTCCATGTACTCGTACATGGTCTCCGTGAACTCGGTCAGCTCGTCGACGAAGATGTACGTCCACTCCGCCGACTTGTACTTGTACTTGCTGCTCTCGTTCTCGATGTGCCCGAACTGAAACTTCGCGTCTCCGCAGCTCGGGATCGTCCAGATGTGGCCGTTGACGTTGTACTCGGCGTCGGGGTCGATGTCCTTGAAGAACTGGTGCGACCTGTCAATCGCCTGCACGAGGTCAGGCATCGTGCGCCGGAAGTACATCCCCCATGCCTTTGACTTCGTGATCTCTCCGCGCTCGCAGCGCTCGCGCTCGACGGCGAGCTGCTGCCCGAACTTCCCCATCCCGCAGATCGACTTTCCACCACCACCGGCGCCGCCATAGAAGATCTCACGCGCCGAGCACTCGAAAAACTTCGTCTGCTGGCCCGGGAATGGGCCGCGAAATCTGCCGTCATTGACGAATGCGACCGTCAATTGAGCGCCAGGGTGCCGTTTCGAAACTGCGCCTGATGTCCTGCCGTGCTCTGCCCGGTGATCTTGATCAGCGTCGCGAAAGCCGTGTTGGTGACAACGGCCGGGGTCGTTGCGATGCGCTGGATCGACGGCGACGCCGCGACAATTTCGGCGATGACGACGCCGTCGGTCGCGAGGCCGTCCGTTCCGCCGAGGCGAACGCGGAAAATGGCCGACCCGGACACCGAAGAACCGCGTCCCGCGAAGGTGACGCCGAAGGATCCGACGGCGATTGGCATCTCGAATTGGTCGATGATCAGCTCGTTACCCGAGGAGTCCTTGAAGACGTCGCCGCGGCCGATCCGCATCGACAACAGGGCCCCGGATCCGGTCGGCTGGCCGCCCTGGGCGCGCCTGCGGAGGGCGTTGACGAGCAGAAACACCTCCCGCTCCCGAGATCGCCTCTCGATGAGGGCCGGGGGCAGCGTCGTCGCGTCCATCAGGTCTCCGGCTTCTCCTCGACGTCGATGGTGATGATCCGGGAGGGCTCGGCGGGCTTCTGGGCGGGGATGTTGATCACGTTCAGGTTGAACGTGCTGGCCGACTTCACGGCGCCCTGTTTCCGAATGCGCATCCCCACGCGCTCGTGAGCCGCCTGAGCGGCGGCCGGCCAGTCCTTTTTGGGCCGGGTGCCGTAGTAGGCGAGGCGAAGCTCCCGGCGCGTCCAGCCGATGGTCTTGAGCTCGTCGTCCGAGAGGGACAGCATCGCCGCGATCTGCTCCCCCTCCGGATCCTCGAGCCGGGAGGGCAAATCGGCGAAGCGGTTGATGGCCCGGACGGTTCCGAGGTCCCGGGCCTGGAGCTTCTCGTACTTGGCTCGCAGCTCATCGACTGCATCTACCGGCCGCGCCGCCAGCTCGCTTCCCATGCGCCCCTTACTGCAACTCGGACCGCCCGGCGGCGCTCATCGCCTCGAATGCCTCGTCCGCGCGCGCGCGCAGCGTGGCGAGCGGCATCCTGGCGTGCTCTCCGATGCGAACCAGGGCCGTCGGGATCTGCCTCGGGTCGGGCAGGATCGGAGACGGCCGCCCGAGGGTGAGCACGTTCCACACCACGACGTCGAATCGCTCCGGGTTGTCCTTGGGATTCCACTGCTGCGAGGCAAGGTGGAGCGCGCGGCGCGGATCTTCACCGTTCAAAGTGGCGGCGTCGGCGGCGCGGGTGACTTCGTCCATCGTCTCCCGGTTGAACTCGATCGTCGTGTCGAGCCGGAAGCCGACGATCTCCATCCCCGGCGGGAACGACGGCCGCATCGCCTTCTCGAGCGCGCGAGGGTTCGTCTTGTGCTCTCCCATCAGCCCTCGGACGGCGTTTCCGCGACATCCGCCTGCGCCGGCTGCTCGTCGGCGGCGTCGGCGGCGGCGTCGGCGGCGGCATCCACCAACGGAGCCTCGTCGGCCAAGGTCGGGTCGAAAAACTTCCCCGGCTCCATGTCCGTGCTCCGGGGAACGTTCCGGTGGGTGGTCCTGAGGACCGCCAGGTCCACCGTCCCGTCGGGATGAACCGCCGAGACGATCGCGGGGTGAGAAACTCCGCCTTGATCCGTGTACATCGAGATATCTCCGGGCGTCATCGTTGCTCCTGTTCCCTAGGAGGCGGCCCCGGAGAGAGGAAAGGGGACTCTCTCCGGGGCGCCAGGACTGACCATCGAGTCCGAGACGGACACAATGGCAGAGCGACTGTCAAGTGCCGGGGGGATTGGGGGCGGCTTTTTTCTTCTGGCCGCCCTTCTTCTGGCCGATGAAGGCGTCCGCGGGCGGCGGGAGCGGCGGCCCAGGGCTTCCCGGGGCCAGCGGGACCTTCGGGAGCGAGTTTCCGATCTCGTCGAGGTAGATGTTCCCGCCCTTGTCGCCGGCCGAGAGTCGCTTCCGGATGTCCTCGCCAGCCGAGCGAGGCGGGACGGAGCCGTCGGTCATCATCGACTCGCGCCAGCCCGGTTTCGCGGGGACCTCGGTGGGCATTCCCTTGTCGTCGAGGAGGACGGCGCGGCCTTCGTCGATGCGGTCGATGTAAAAGTTGCGCGGGACCGCGTCCTGTTTCGGTGGAAGCGGCGGAGGAAGTCGCGCCGGTTCCTGGCCGGGAGGACGGAACGGCAGATCTGGCCGTCCGGGCGGTTCCATTACGCTGTAGAAGGCGCCGGTCTTCTTGAAACCGAGGTACGGGAGCGATTCGACGTATTTGTTGTCGGCCATGTTCGGCTACTGGAGACCGATTCTACGCCGTTTTTTTGCCTTGTCGCCGACGTGTTGCGGGAGCCGGGAGATGTTCGGCGTTGCGTGGGCGAATTCCATCGCCGTCCCCGGCTTCAGGTCGCCCCTGGCCTCCGCCGCGAACATGAACCTCTGCTGGGCCTTTGACGCGAACGGCACCGACTACCCCGCGACGGTCCCACGAAGGGCGCGGCCGCCCTTCTTCCCGGCCTCGGCCGCCTCGGCGGGGGTGAATTCGTGCGCGACGCCGAGCTCGTGGGCGCGTACGCCCCCCAGGCGCGCGAGCGCGCGGCGCCTCTCGGGGTCCATGGCGGCGAAGCCGCGCGGTTTGGTTTTATTCGGTTGGATCATCGGGTCCTCTCGGGGTCGTTGAACAGCCAGAGCATCAAGCCGAGCAAGAACAGCACTCCTCGGTGGGCAAGGACGAGGGTCATATCTGAATTTTCTCGGCCAATTCGAGCGCCATTCGCATTCCCTCGGCGTCAGGTCGGAAGCGGGCGATGAGCGACGTCGCGGCCTCTGAGAAGTGCGGGTCGAGTGGGCGGCGGCCGGGGATGTGAGGCCCGCGCATCACAAGGATCTTGACCCCCTCGAAGTTGGTGCAGTCGAGATAGCGGACGTGCAGCACGTGGGCGTGCTTAAACTGCGCGACCTGGATCAACTCCCAACGGGACGGATCGGGATTCGGCGCCGGAGCCGCCGGTGAGGTGTAGCAACCACGCCTGAACATGCCGATGCCCATGGCTACGCGTTCACCAGCATCGCCCACCGGACCAACTGGTCGTGCTCGACGTCGGAGTACGGTTCCCCCGACCAGACCATCTTCTGGATGCGCGCCCGGAGGACTGCCCAGGCGAACAGGTGCGCGGCAAGCACCTTGGCCTGGTCCGACGTGATGCCCACGAACTCAACCTGTCTTCATTCCCCCTCCGGACGCAAGCCTAAACCTCTGACCATTCTGAATCTGGTTCAGGCTCTCTACGTCGGTTCACCCGTCGGAGGCTCGCAGCGCTCGCCGGGGCTATGTGCCATCCCCCCCTAGCCGGTGGAGCGCCGGGTCAGCGTCGGTCGCCCTGTCGCGATGGCCCGGTCGGATCCGGCGCGCATCGCAGTCACCCTCGGGGTATTCATGGGGAGTCGGGTGCGACCGTTGCGCAATCCGCTCGGCGCGGCAACCGTAATAGGCGCTGACTCTTCGGGGTGAGCCAGATCTAGACACATCTCGTCATCGCCACTTTGGGGGGTGGGAGGGGTCTTTCGCGCAGCCCTGGAGCCACCTGGGGCCTGGTCACCGGCGCGCGCGCACCGCTGTCGGTGGCGTGCAGATTACGCATGCGCCTCGCCTGTCGCCTCGGCGGACCTGACCCGGGAATGGAGCCGGGTAGACCTGGGACAGGGCGAGTGGGATCCAATCTACTGGCTCAGTCACCGTCCGAGCCGCCGCACGAACTCCATCACATCGACCGTGCGTAGCCGGATCGCCCGCGGCCGATGCACCCCCCTGATCCAGCGCTGCACGGTCCGGCGTGTGACCCCGAGGGCCCGCGCCACGTCCTCAGTCGTCGCGTATTCGACGCGCGCGCGCGACCACGGCCGAGGTCGCTTACGCACCGTCGGAAGCCCCAGGCGCAGCGCCTCAGCGTCCTCAGGACTCACGCCGTCAGCGTACCACGGGCTTCGGGTCCCAGGCTGCGAACGCCAGCCGGGCCGCCTCGGAGAGTATCAGGCCCGCCCGCGCCGCCTTCTCCTCGAGCGCCCGGCGCTCGTCCGGCGATAGGCGCACCATCACCGGCGCCGCTACCGTCCGGTCGTGATTTTTGCGGGGCATCAGGCGTACGTACAGCAATTCCGGGGCCTACGTGTCGAGCCCGGGATTCCGCGGGAGAAGTGTATAGCGTTCTACGCGGGGTGCGTATAGCGCTTCGCAGTTTAGCGTAATACGTTTCGCAGTTGGGCCAGCGCGGGGCCGGTTTCGCGCGGTCGTTCGTTAGGTATAGCGTTTGCTATACGTTTGGCCAGGAGGAACGAAGATGGCCACTCTCACCGAGATCCAAAACCAAGCGCTCACGATGGAGAACGAGATCTATCGCGCCACCGCGTGTAGTGGTCTTCAGATCGAGACGGATGAGGTCCGAGAATTCCTTTTGGAGGTCGCGGACGCGGACGCCGATCCCTGTGATGCCTGCGGCCTGCAGCTGGACGCCGCGCGCGCGTTTGTCGCCTGCATCTCGGAGAGTAAGCCGCACCTCGAAGGGACGGCCGAGGCGTTGGCGCTTCTCCTCGACGAGTCCGGTGTCTGCCGCGACCGATGGGAGGCACGCCGCTACGTGCAGCAGTTTATCGACCTCGCGCAGCAGCCGGAGCGCGTCCCGCCGTGCGCCGCCTCGATGGGCTGCCTCTGCGCCGGCCACGCACGCGGCAACGATGCCGACGCGCCCTGCGATACCCAAGAGTGACCGTTACTGCAAAATCACTGCAAAAACCCCACACGAAAGGACCCGCCATGAAAATCCGCATCGCCATCCTCGCTCTCTCGCTCGCCGCCTTCTCGGGTTCGCTGGCGCTCGCCGCGCCGGCCGCCACCAAGAAACCGGAGCTCGTCCCCGTGGCCACCTGCAACGACGGCAAGACCATGATGGGCACCAACCCGGCGGAGCACCGGGGGGCTTGCTCGGGACACGGTGGCGTGGCTTCCTGGGCGGATGGCTCGCCCGCACGGAGCCACGGCGGACGGAAGACGTCGTACAGGTAGGGCGAAACGCGGCTGCGGCCGCGTCTCGGCGTAGTGCGCCGACTGATGAGCCCGATGGACGCCAACAAGGAGATGACGATGACGACGAAGCTGCGGATCGTGATGACGAACAATTCTGACGCTCGCCGGGCCGACATACTGGCCGACATCCGGAGCGCGAGTGCGAAGCACAACGGAGGCAAGGTCGTTATCGTGACCATCGACGACGACGATCTTGAGGCGGCGCGGACCGCGCTCGACGGCAGCCACCAGGTCCGTGAGTGGGAGGTTGCATAATGGGCGGCGGCGGAGAGTATCGCGCCTACGAGACCCTGACCGACTGGTCGGGGCCTGTCCGAGCGACAGAGTCGGAGGCCGAGTCGGATGTCGAGGAGCGGAACCGCGTCATAAGAGCTCGCGGCGGCATCACCTCGGCGGTGATCGCCAGGCGACGCAACGATCGGCTCGCATCGCTGGATGGCGAGCCGATCTGGCCTCCCTACGGGCGCACGCACGGCGCGGCCCGGTGGCGCTGATGACCTCCCCCTGCACCTCCGCCGGTCCCTGTGACCGACAGAGAGACCCTGAAGGGAGTCCGGACAAGGGGACGAGACGCATCGAAGAGCGCGATAAACGCCGCGAACTCCGCAAGGTCATCGGCCGCGCCGCGTGCGTCTGCTGGGACTACGAGACGCCCGACGCGAACTGCACCTGCGGCGCATACTAGGCCGAAACGGGGCGCGAGCCCCGTCCGCCGGTAATGCCGGCGCTGATGAGACCCTAGACCGGAAACCCCAACGTCACCTCCCGCGGCGTCGCCTCTCGTATCACTGCCGAGGCGTCCAGCTCCCGCGGTCCCGCCCACGCGCGGTGCCCGCGCCGCAGGCTCACGGTGACCTTGCCCCCCGACCGCGAGAGGAGCCGCGCCAGCGCCGGGGGCTTGCGCGCCATGCCGTCTCCGTGCGGCAGACGGACGACGACGTAGGTCGAAATAGCCGAGGTTCCACGTAAAACAACGGGCGCGCTCATGCCGTTGACCCGAGGTGGCACGTCTTGGCCGAGTGGCCGCGCCCATCGCAGTTGCGGCAGATCCAGCGACGCCCCGTCTTGCGGGGGATCTTCCGGTTGCGGGCAGCCTGTTTGTCGTAGCAGCCGGGACACAGCGCCCCGCGACCGGCCGGCCGATGCCGGCACCAGCCGCACATGCCGGAGGCGCGAGCGGTTTGGTATCGACTGCCGCCCACCTGCGGGCCCCGGGACAGATACCGCCGCATGCAGCTCGCGCAGGGCCTGCCGGTGCGGGCCTCGACGAGGCAGGCGCTCATTGGGCTCCTGGCCGCGACGTGGCAGCGTGCAAGAGCGTCGCGCGGGTCTTTCCGCAGTCGCAGGGAAGCAGGAGGCCGCAGGGGCAGCGCCCGGCCGCAGCTAGGCGGGCGTCCGCCGGTCCCCACTCGCTCTTGCTGCCGCCCGGCGTGGACCAGCTCTGTCGCCCCGGTTGGGCGTCGTAGTGCTTGCGGCAGAGGCGAGAGGCGGCGGCGGGGCGAAGGCAGGTCACCACCAGGCAGAGGGTGGGGTCCGACTTGGGGCGGCCGCGCTTGCCCTCCCTGTCGTTCTGCCGAGCGCGGCACGTCGCGCACCTGGTCTTTCCATCGTCCGAGGAGCGGCGTCTGCACATGACACAGAGGCCGGCCTTGACCGCCTCGAGGTACAGGGTGCGCTTGTACTCGGCTTGGCTCACGCTCCCGCCTTTCTGGCCTTGACCCCGGCAATGAACTTGCGAGCCTCGACAAGGCGCTTGAGGGCGAAGTGGCGGTCGACCCGAATTATGCGGCTTCGTGCCTCCAGGTACTTCGGATCCTTCCGGTTGACGAAAATCTCCTCAGTGCTGAAAAACGGAAGCGCGCCTGGTTTGGTTTTCTCGCTCAACTTCCCGCCGCCGCTCCGCTTCGCCCCGCGCGTATAAACAAGCCTACTCACGCTCCCACCTTTCCCTGTCGGAGCTCCGCCAGCTGGTCCGCCGTCGCCGGCACGCAGTCCCGCTGCGCCTCGAGCAGGAGAGTCGTGGAGCGCGCCAGGCCATTGGCCCTGACGTCGCGCACGAACCCGCGGATGTCGGCCGGGGTCGGCATGAACCTGCACGCGCGCAGCGCCAGCCTGGCAGCCGCTGCTATCTCGGTCTCCGGGAGGTCCTGGAGACCCATCCAGTAGCCTTCGAGCATCAGCGGCGTGATCTGGCGGTTGAAGGTCTCGGCCAGCGTCTGCAGCACCACCCCGAATTTTTCGCGCTTGGTCATCCGGTTCCTTTCGCCCAGGCCGTCACCGTGGCGCGACTGGCGGCCACCTTGGCGGGTAGCGTTGACGGTGCGTTGTCGAACTCGGACGGGTCCGGCTCGTTCTCCCATCCCCTTGCGTTGAGCCAGCCTTCCATGTGCTTCGAGTAGCCGCGTTGCCACTGCGTTGTGGCCATCCAGAGGTTCCAGCGTTGGACCGTTAACGCTACCGGCGGCTTCAAGCGTTGGAAGTGCTTGAACGCTGGCCACTTGTTCCCCTTCTTGCCCTGGCACTGCGCCCAGAACGCTTCGAACTCCGCGGAATACTTTGGCTCTACGCGCGCGCGCTCCGGATCAGAGGCTTCGAGAGGAAGAAGAGAAAGATCAGAATCAGATCCAGAAACATACCCGTTAATCGGTGCGTTTTCGGTTGCGTTTACCTTGCGTTGACCTTGCGTTGGTCTCTGCGTTGAGCCTGCGTTAACGCTAGCGTTGGCACTTGCGTTGACGTTGCGTTGACAGACCGTGATCAGCTCACCAACGCAGTCCAGGCAGAGCGCCAGGAGCTCAGGGCCTCCCGCCTTCACCACCACCGAAAGCGTGGTCAGCTCGACTCCGGGACCCTTGTCGTGGCAGGCCGAGCAGACGATGCGTGCCCTGTGGGCCGCCCGCTTCAAGCGGCAACCTCTGCGCGCGCGCTGCGAGCGATGCTGAGAAGGAGGTCTCGGAAGGGGATTGGGGTGGCGTTCGCGGCCTTCTTCGACAACGTCGGCTTGATGCGGTCGAACCATCCGATTTGATGAGCGCCTGAGGGTTGGATGCCATTGAGCACGGGGAGAGCTCCCGGCGGCACGCAATAGAGCCACGTGCGTTTGCGAGCTCGATGCCCATAGGCGCTCTGCCACACCTCGGCGACGTATGCCGAGCGGTTCTCCCTTCCGCCGATCCAATTACCTACACCGGACGGTCTTTGCAGGGCGAACGTAGACCAGGCGAACGATCCAGCAGGGTGCTCAAGTACGCCGCCCCAGCGCCGCACGGCCTCAAGGGCTCGCGCGAAACAACCACTGTCGTTGCCGGGACGGTTCTTCGGTTTGCCGTAGCGCCGAAAGTTCACGCCGGCCATGTTCACCCAGAGTTGACACGGCGGATGCGCCACAACCGGCCACGGTCCCGCGTACAGCCTCGCGTCCCGCTCTTTGTCCCACGGGTCGACGTCGGGCAGGCCGAAATAGCATCCGCCGGTCTCGACGTAGAGAGCGGCGACCTTCATTGCGAGCGCCACTCCCTCCAGAACACGGCCTCAAAACGCCTCTCGGCCTCCTTGGCCGCCTCGAGCAGGGACAGATCGGGGAATAGCGTCCCCTCTGATTCCCACCAGCGTTCCCACGCGGCGTCTGCTGCAGCGATGGCGGCGGCGCGCTCGGGGGACCTCATGAATCCTCCGCAGCGGCTAGCATCTTAACCTCCTCCGCAGCGGCTAGCATCTTAACCGGTGAGTCAGCGAGTGTGATGCGCTCGTAGATGGTCAGGTTGCCGGCGGTGACGATGTTCGCTAAGAACGCCTGCTCGAACGTCTCGATGCCGGTCTCTACGATTTCCAGCTTTGACTTGATGGCGAGCAATAGGCAGCGCCACCGACGACGTAGTTCTTTCGCTAGCGCGTCCGTGATGACACCTTCTGCCGGCGTCCGCCACCGATACCGATCGGTCTTCTTGAGCGCGGCTAGTACCGTCTCTCGCGTCGGAAGCGGGAGCACAAACCGGACTAGTCGGCCGCGCGCCACGAAGTTGATCGCCGCCTTGTCGCCGTCCCAGCCAGAGGCGAAGCGCGTTGCGCCGTAGCGAGTAACCGTGGCCTCAATCTCCGCCCGGCTTCGCTCCACCGGGACGGTCGTGCCCTCGGCGAAGCTCACGCCAGAACCCCGCCGCCGAGCTGGTACGCGAGGTGCTCCTCTGCGATGCGCAGAATCACCCACGCCAGCCGGTCCGACTTCGACATCCCGAGGAACACGCCCCGGTGCTGCTCCCACTCTCGGTGGAGCTCCGAGCACATGGTGACCGAGCGCTTATCGGGCTCCTTGCGGCCCATCCCGGTCATGCTGCGCAGGTGGGATTGCTCGAGGCGGCCGCAGCAGCGGTGGAACGAGTCGACCTTGGGGCCGACGCACGGCCGGGCGTGCAGCCACGAGACGTACGCCGGGTCAGCGCCGGGACGCGATAGGCGCCTCGGGGGCTTCCGCTTCATCCGCGTGCTTCGTAGCGGGGAGGAGCGCT